TGCATCTTTACCTATATAGTAATTTTTTGGAGATTGCTTTAATTGGAATCTAACTTTTGTAAAAGAATCTGTTATAAATTTAGCCCATTTAGAGTTAATATCAGACCCTTCTTTCTTAAGCACTACATTTCTGTAAGCTACAAATAACCCTGAACTAGATATAGTCATTCCATATCTATTTAAGAACCAAAACAAATTAGTTCTAGCTCTACTGTCAGGATTTAAAGAACATAAAGTCCAAAAGTTAAGATAAGTAGATAATAATTCAATATTATCTGCCTGTTCTGCTTTCCAAATTGCCATAGCTAAATCTTCTGGAAGACTTAATTCTGAAATAGACTTAACATAAACACTACTTCCAGATACAGTTAAGTATTCTGATTTTGAGAAGTTATCTAACATATCCATTTTAGTTTGAATTTCCTCTTTAGTCTTAGAGTATTCAGGCATTAAAATGTCTTTTACTAGTTCTTCATTTTCAACATTATTTAAAATGTCTTCATTCATTTCATCAGTACATTTACTGTTGGTAAGCATTGTACCATCTTTTAAAATAACAGTTGTGTTATTCTTAATTCTCATTATTTTCATCTTCTTCAGATTTTAGGTTAAATATTGTTTCATTTTTTAATTTTAAAACTGCTTTGACACTTGGTCTAATTAATTTTCTAGCAAGTAAATAATCTACCACTAGATTTACTCTATTTTCAGGGATTGTTGTAGAACTTGAACTGTACATTCCTCTTTTAGTTGCAAATTCTATTAAAACTCTTGCATTTAAAAGTTCAGTTTTGTGTTTGTTAAAAGTTGCTCTAATATCTTCATTAAAGTAATCTTGTTCTTCACAAACACTATAGATTTCCTCTAAAAGAGCTCTTTCATCTGTATCAGTTGAATGTCTGCTTGCAGAACTTTCATACTTATGAACAAAATCAATTAGTTCTTTAACAGCTAAAGCTAACTTTTCTGAAATACTGCTAATGTTTTGAATTTTAGCTAAATCTTTTAAGAATGGAATTTCTTTCTTAAGGAACTCTACTGTTCCTATATTTCTAATAAGTTTGTATTCTGTGCTCATAAAATCTTCAATATTAACAAAGTTATCTACATTTTCAAGTAGTTTTACTTTTGTAGGAGCAAGTTCAATCATTTTAGGTTTTACTCCATTTTTTAAGTAAGCATATAAAGTTCTCAATTTAGTTGAGTCTTTTTCTCCATATACAGTTAGTGATTTGAAAGTTTTTTCTAAATCTTTCATTACATAGCTTTCAGAATCAGTCATAATTCCTTCACCATAATCTTTATATCTCAGTTCATGAACATTGATATTCTGTTTCCAATCAAAACCTTGTTTTTTAATTGACCCTCTTTTAGCTTTATCAGCAGCTTTAGTATCAATTATCCATTTTTGAGGAACTTTACTGTCAGAAAATGTGTTCATTTTACTTAGATTACCTACAATATTATTAAATATCACTTTAAAGGCTTTGGCATCATAAAATGTTAATTCTTTATTGTATCCATATTTATTTGTTTCTGCTGCAATATCTTTTACTCTTTCAATATAGTCTTTTGCATAAGATAACATACTTCTTGAATCTTTAATAAAATAAGAATTGTCATCAAAAGTCTCTCTAATGTATCTTTTAGTAATGTTTTTCACATCTCCTAAATCAGCTACATATACTCTTTCAAAATTACTTTTTATAGTATTTAATGAAAGAGAAGAATTATTATATTGAATTTGACCTTGTCTAAAAGTGTACTGAGCAGTTATTCTACTATAATTCATTACAGCTTCATAAGTTGCTTTGAAATTTTTAGCATCATAAGATACTCCATTAAGAGTTAAGTTTCTTTTTGAATCAGAAAGTTTAAGTTTTACTTCTTTGTCAGCATGTGTCATCAAGGTTAAATACTGTGTATTATTAATTCCTTCAAGGTATTCTGAAAATTTAGTAAAATCTTTTGTCTTTTCTGCCATAATTAAAGCATCTACTTCATCTAAAGTTAGATTAAGTTTGTCCTCAATTACTTTTTTATTCTTAGAAGAATATAATATCTCTTCTCTATTTGGAGTAACTTCTAAATCTCCAATATCAAATTTTAATGATATAGGGTATTCTGAAATTTTATTTGCATAATTACCATCTAAGTTTGCAATTCTTAAAGGGTATCTTACTTTTCCTAACACAAGATTAATTTCTTTTGTGTCATCTAAAGTATTTACCCAAAAATTATTAAACTTTTTTATAGAAAAGTTATTATACTCTCTTTGAATGTCAATACCTGAATCAAAATAATTATCAGAATCTTCTGCTGATGAGTCTATAATATAAAGATTTTCAAAATACACAAGTTGAGACTTTATTGCTCTTGCAAAATTGTCAAAATCTCCTGGTTTAATCTCTACTTTTACTTCTAAACCATTTCTTTCAGTTGTATCTTGCTCATGAAGTAAATCAATAGAAATACTATTCCCATCTTTATACATCATATAAAGATATTTCCTACCTTCAAAAACTGAAGTAATGTGAACTACATCAGAATATGCTAATGCTGAGAATCTACCAATCCCAAATCCTCCAATTTGAGTGTTATCTGTCCTTTTTGTAGAACTTCCAATATTTTTGTAAACTGAATTAAATCTTTCTGGACTTAATCCTACTCCAAAATCTTGAATTCTACAAAACTTATTACCTTCTGTGTCTTTACCTAATTCTAAGATAACAGGGTCATCTACTCCAGCTTCAATATGTGAATCCCAAGCATTACTTACTGTTTCTCTGATAAAAGACTCTATAGGTTTTGAATATAAATTTGTTGATAAGATTGTTACAATAAAATCTATGTTACTAGTGTCTATTGAAACATTATTATTTTTAATATCACCTACTTGCTTTACATCTTTTTCTTTTTGTGTCTCAAAAATCATTTACCAAATTATTTTTTTTAAACTTCTTTTTTCTAATACTCTGTTTGTATAATAAAAACCATCTTTTGAAAAACCTTCTTCTCCTTCTTCTATTAACATTGCTGGATGTTCTCCAGGAATAATGTAATTTAATTTAGGGTCAATTGGAATTTCTTCAATAGATTCTCTATCATAACCTTTTACTAAAAAAGGATTTTTTATATTTGAACCTTGTGTTTTTAAGTAACTCCCCCAAAGCATCCAAATGCAAGGATTTTCATGACTTATAAATTGAACTATCATTTCTGTAAATTCTTTCCAATATCTTATATGACTCCCAGCACTTCCTGTTTCTACAGTTAATGTTGTATTCAATAAGAAAACACCTTGTTCAGACCAATGATTTAAAGTTTTCCAAGATTGGTCCACTATGTCATTGTCTTGATTAAGTACTTCTACTCCTTTTGTTCTAAAGATTTCTTTTTCAATATTTCTTAAGATGAAAGGCATTTTTGATTTGTCAGATACAGCATAAGCTCTACCTATAGCATCCCCAGGTTTAGGGTATGGGTCTTGTCCTAGTATAACCACTTTTATATCTTTTACTGGCATTTCAAAAACCTTAAAGATTTTTTCAAATTCAGGTTGAAAAGATATTTCACTAAGACTAGAGAGAAATTTTACCAAAGGCTCGTTGTAAGCCAAGCTATGTAATAAGGGAATCCAAGATTCATGTACATTCTTAAATAAATTCATAATAAAATTCTTTTACTTTTTAAAAAATTAATTAATTCTTGTTGATTTCTTTTATGTACTAGGTCAGAAGGGTCTGAAATACCTTCAGATAATAATTCTATTGGTAAGTAAGTCATGCTTGCTTTATCTATTTCAGTAAAATTTATTAAATCTACTAAAGAAGTTGCTGCTTTTATACCTGCTTCATCATTATCGAAGAATACAATCACTTTATCAAAGTTTGTGATAAGATTCCAAAATTCTGTACTTTTTGGAAACATCCCTTCATTTTGTAACCATCTAACATTTAGTCCTAAATTTCTAAGTACTCTGTAATCTTTATAAGATTTAGTAATAATTAACAATCTTCCAGATTTAATATTTGTGTTCATCCCACCAACATCATCTGCACTACAGTTTGTTATGAATCTTTTAGACCCTTTTTTAGTTGGTCTATAAATTTTTTTATTACCACTTTTAAATTCAGTGTAAGCATAAGCAATGTCATCTGTTCTGAATACATGGTCTCCAGTTTTTGTATTTGCAAGTTTAAATTTTCTTATTGGAAAAACTTTATCTTCCATAAGGTTTTCTTTAGTTATACCATATCTAATTTGCCAGAAATTTTTATCTTGTAAATAAAAATCTCTTGTGCTCATTAAAATGTTAACCTTTCTTTTTTCTCTAACAACAACAGGTTTTGTGTAAACTTTATGAACAATATCATGCTTAATATCTTTCCCATCAATTAGTTTAGCTTTTATAAATTCTAAAGTTTTATAGAAGCTAGGTAATCCAAAATATACTTGAACAGCATCAAAACAATCTATATTAGACATTTTAATACCATTAATAACTCTAGTATCTGCAAAATCTGTAAACCTTAACTTATTTGTGTTAAAGTCAATTTCAAACCAACATCCAGCATTTTTATCATCTCTAAAAGGAGATGTAACATACTCAAATTCTTCAGGTTTAAAACCAAAGACTAACTCGAATATGTCCTTTTCAGTAACATATTCGAGTATCTTGCCTTTGCTAATAAAACCACTTTCTACTATTTTATCAGTAGTTCTATTAAATTTTGCCATCTACATTAGATTACCATTTAGATTTAGTAGCAGTAGTTCCTGCCATTGGAGCTCCTCCTGCACCAGCAGTATTTTCTTCCCCTTCTACTTGTTGAATAGCTTTATTACTATCCATGTAGTTTTTACTTCTGTCAAATGGGTGCTCATTTTTAGCACTATCTACATAACGTAAACCATTATCATCAATAACTTCTTCCCAAGTTCCTACTGGAGCTACATGTGGTGCAAGGAATCTTCCACCTTTCATATTTTTTGGTAAAACTAAATAAGTTCTATCATTACTATCTCCAATAGTCCATTGATATTCTAAGAAAACATCAACTGGTTTAGTTGCAAAGTCTGCTCCTTTTAAAGAACACATTGCAATTGCCCAAGATTTAAAATCAACTACATTACCTGTTTGTAAAGCATTTTTGATTTGGTCTTCTGTTACTCCAAAAGCTTTTACAGTGTGGATAACAACAGCTTCACGTTGTTTCTTTTCTGCATTATATAATTCTACATAGCCAGGCTCATCTGGAGAAATTTTATTATCTCCTTTAAATAGGTCTCCAGTAATGTCATAGATACGAGTTCTATACTCTTTATCTCCAATTGCTACTGTAATGTCAATTGCATCTGCTGGTGATTCATCTTTACCTGCATTACCATTATATTCAAATTTAGTAATGTTTGCATTATTTAATCCAAATTTACCACCTTGTTTGCTTTTTAAACTGTCATCATTGTCATTTTGAAAGCCCCATCCTGTTTTTTGTTCTGTACTCATGTTTTTTAATTTTAATATTATAATTTTTTAATTTTTATAAAACTCTTTTTAGTATTTTAGTCCCAAGTTGCTTTTGGTGCATTGTCTGCTACCTCAGCTACTTCTTCTGTTTCAACTTCATCAGTTGTTGTATTTCCAAAAGAAGACTTTGTTTCTTCTGTTTCAGTAGTATTTTCTACTACAACTTCTTCAGCTTTCACTTCAATTTCATCAACAACCACATTTTCAGTTTCTGCTACAGCAGCATCTTCTACTAAGACAAATGAAGGTTTTTTAATAGTTTTCTTACCTTTTAATCTTTCATCTTGAAATAATAGTTTTACTTCTGCTTTTGTAATACCATAGTGTTCTCCTATGTCATCTCTAGTCATACCATCTTTTAGGTGTTGTAATACTTGTGCTACACCAATAACTTTCTTGTTTTCCATTTTTTAATAATTGTTTTTAAAAATTAACCATAATACTCATCTGCCATTTTTAACACTAATCCTAAATCATTAGGAATTAATGCATCTTTAAACATTCCAGGAGGAGATTTAGCAGGTATCTCATTTCCTTGTAAATCATTCATTTTTCTTGTTAGAAAATTAAATGTAGTTGCTTTTTCTTTAGGGTCATGCTCTGTATAAGTATATAAAGCAATAGGAAAAAGACCATCAATAGTTACACTATTATCTAGCATTTTACCAATAGTTTTAATCTTATAACATCCTTTTTTATCATCTAACTCAGAGTGAGTTAAGATAATCAAATTTAGGTCTCTTCTTAAACTTTTACCAATGGTAGCAACATCATAAGCATGCTTTGCTATTTCAGTAAATTTGTCATACCCTTTCTTTTTCATCTTTGCAAACAATTCATCTGCCATTGTATATTGCCAGTCATCAATGACTACATTTTTAATGTCAGGTCTATTTTGACTAATGTGTTGTAATATTTCTACTATTACAGTTCCATCAGTTGTGCTTGCATAGTTACCTCCTTCAGAAATCATTTTACCATAACTTCCACGACTCCCTCTAAAAGGTAAATCTTTGTCCATTACATTTATAACTGCTGTTTCTTCTGGATTAAGTCCTATAAGACCAAATTCTTCAGCCTTACCAATTGAAGTGGATTTTCCTGAGCCACTCTCTCCTACTATTGCAAATGTTCTTGCCATGTTTTTATTTTATTTTAATAATTCAAAATTTTTTATT